CTTCGCCGAAATGTACTCACTCGTCAAGAAGATGGAGGAGGTTATCGACGAATTTGATATGAAAGATCGAGTTCTAGCCTCCATCGTTGTAGGAGTCATCGACTTAGACGAAGTTGAATACGGAGACGGATCAGCCGAAATGAAAACCATGTATAGCTTCAACCTTCAAAATAGGCAAGAACTAGATGCCGTGAAGGAAGTTATGGATAATGCTTATGTCGATGAAGATGACGACGATATAGATCTTAGCGATCTTCTTGGTGATCTTGACATATCATTAAACTAATGGAAGGACTTATTAGAAAAATTGTCGTTGGGAAAGAACCCAAGGACGGAATGGCATACTACATTGGTATGCGAGCTGGAAAAGGTGAAGTTTCGGCTATTTTAGAAGATGACAGATATCTTCATAAATTTGGCAAAAAAAGATACTTGGTATACATTGAAAACGAAGAAGGAACTCTTCTTTGGAAAAGCATCGATGAGATGCCGTGTATGCTCGAATTTGATTTAAACTTTTAATGAATGAGAACATTTGACTTGTTTGTCGTAAAAATCGACAAGCTTATTAATGACACAATTACCACAGAAAGCGGATTAGAACTATACATAGACAACAAATACAATGAGTTTCAAAACAGAACAACCGAAGCGCCCGTCGTGGCGGTCCCGTTTAAGTACAACACTGGTGTGGAAGTCGGTGACATACTTTATTTCCATCATCTTGTTGTTATTAACGGCGGCAAGCCTCTTACTGGCGAGGATAACCACTATCTTGTACGCTACGATCCTGATCATACCATTAATAACCAGGCTATTGCTTACAAGTCTGCAAAGACTGGTGTCATACATCCGATGGCGGGCTGGGCACTTCTCGAAGGAGTGGAAGAACCAGAAGAAAAACAGTCCAGTATTATCGATGTTGTTAAACTTAAAGATAGCCCTGTCACGAAAGGCATGGTCTCTTTTACGCCGCCTTGGGTGGAAGTTCTTGGGCTAAAGGTCGGAGACGTAGTAGGCTTTAAGAAAAACATGGATTACCGCATCAAAATTGACGGTAAGGAATACTATCGTGTTCGTGCAGAAGACCTCTGGTATGTCGAAAAGTAAGTTTACCACTATTAGTGCTGCTGAAAGGCTTATGCAAAGCATGGAGGTTGCCATTAACAACATGATCGAAGAGGTAAAGAAACCTGTCGATCCCGAAGCTGGTGGGTCCGCTCGAAAGGCGGAGCTACAGTCTATCAAGCAGACGGCTATCGACTGCAAAGAGCTTTTGATTGAGCGCCAGCGACTAGAACAAATGGTTAAAGACCTTAGAAATAATGGAGAAATCGAACAAGAAAAAGACTACTCAGGTGGATTCGCAGAAAGATTCTCAAAATAACGCCAGTGGACTCATTTATTGGGATGACTATAACTTTGATAATCAGACAGATACAGCTGGTTATTTAAAGCATAACTTCAAGCTAAATTACAACAGGCGTTAACCTATGCACCCGTAGCTCAGTTGGATAGAGCATCTGCCTTCTAAGCAGACGGTCACAGGTTCGAATCCTGTCGGGTGTACGAATTAAATTAAACAACATGCCAGACCTACATTGCCCAGAATGCGGTAAGGAACGCTTTGAGCGATCGCTTACTATGAAAGTAAAAGACGGGGAGACTTATTATGTCGAAGGGAGCTGCGAATGCGGTGCCCAGATGGAACTCACTAACCCAAAAACTGGTGTTGCAGCTTTGGGAAAAATGGGTAAATTTGGAAGAAGTTATTAATGTCCAATTTAATCGACATAGAAGGATATGAAACTAAGGGGATTAAGATCGACCCTAACGGTACAGAAGGAGAAGTTCTCGAACTCCATGGGATACTCGTGGTACTCCCAAAGAAACCACCCCGATCGCAAATTCTCTTCCATGACTTACCAAAGGCAATGCAGCTGTGGCAGAGGCTACCTATGCCAGAGGAATTGCAGCGGATACGCAGTATGGATGAGTGGCTCGAAAAACCTACCGAGTTTCGAAAAAAGTTTCGTTCTTACATCGAACAAGAGTTTCAGCGTAGGCGTGACGGTGTTTGGTTTTACAATAATGGGATCCCTACGTATATTACAGGGCGACACTATATGTTTCTTCAATGGTCTAAAATTGATATCGGATATCCATCATACCTCGCTTTCCAAAAGGAAATCTTTCTCCACATGGCTGCTTGCGAAGCTGATCCCCGTTGTTTCGGTCAGCTATATACTAAGTGTCGTCGTTCTGGCTACACTAATATATGCTCTGCTGTCCTTGTGGACGAGGCTAGTCAAGTTAAAGAGAAGCTTCTGGGCATTCAGTCGAAGACTGGTAAGGATTCCCAGGAGAACATTTTCATGAAGAAAGTAGTTGCGATATTTCGCAGCTACCCGTTCTTCTTCAAACCAATTCAGGATGGTACTACGAATCCCCGCATGGAGCTCGCTTTCAGAGAGCCTTCGAAGAGAATTACTAAAAATAACAAAACCTCAAACAGAGGAGACGCGCTAAACACCGTTATAAACTGGAAGAATACTACGAATAACGCATATGATGGTGAGAAGCTACATATGTTGTATCTGGATGAGGCTGGGAAGTGGGAAAAACCAGCAGATATCCGTGAAGCATGGAGGATCGAAAGGACCTGTCTTATTGTAGGTAAAAAAATAATAGGGAAAGCTCTGGTTGGCAGCACCGTCAACCCAATGGATAAAGGAGGTGAAGAATACAGAGGTTTATGGAAGGATTCTGACCCTGATGAGCGTAACAATAACGGAAGAACCAGGTCTGGATTATACCGCATATTTATACCCGCTTATGATGCTTTAGAAGGTTTCTTTGATAAATATGGAAATGCTGTTGTTGACGACCCACCCGAAAACGTACACATACATGGTATCGACGATAGTATCATCGATCAGGGCAGTCGGAAGTATTTAAAAAACGAGCGTCACTCATTTAAAGATGATCCTTCAGAGCTAAATGAAATCATTAGGCAGTTCCCGTTTACTGAAGACGAGGCGTTTAGAGACAGCATCGAAGGAAGTCTGTTTAACATTGGTAAGATATACCAACAAATAGAGCACAACGACAGCTTATACCCAAATCCAGTAATTCAAGGTAACTTTATATGGAGAAAGAAAGATGAAGAGGTAGTTTTTTCCCCTGATCCTAATGGTAGGTTTCGCGTAGCCTGGCTTCCTCCTGATCACCTAAGAAACAAAAGAGCTGAAGACCGAGGAAAGCGAATAGCTCCAAACGGTCATATTGGCGTCGGCGGCGTTGACTCATACGACCTAGACGCTACTGTTGACAGCAGAGGATCTAAAGGTGCGCTTCATATGTATAATAAGTTTAATATGGACGTTCCTCCAAATACATTTGTCGTGGAATATGCTTCTCGTCCAGACCTCGCTAGCATCTTCTATGAAGACGTGTTGATGTGCGCGTTTTTCTACGGGTACCCAATACTTATAGAAAACAACAAATACGGTATTGCAAGATACTTTGAATCAAGAGGTTACGATGGTTATTTGATGGATCGCCCTTCTCATCTAAAAAGCAGTAGCTACGGATCCAATGTCAGAACAAAAGGCATTCCATCTAACTCTCAAGACGTCATCCAAGCACACGCTCATGCTATTGAAGCGTATATTCACGATCATGTAGGTGTAAACCTAGAAGACGGCTCGATGGGCAAGATGCTATTTAATAGAACGCTAGAGGATTGGATTGGATATAAAATCGACAAGCGAACTAAGTTTGACTTGACGATTAGCTCTGGACTGGCGCTGCTTGCAGCTCAAAAAGAAAAGAAAGAAAAGAAGAGAGCTGACTTTTCTGACAAGAAGTTTTTTAGGACTCACAAGCCAAAAGCCTGGCACTTGTAGTTTTACTATATTTGCAATGAGTTAAAATGACTCTACTTATTGCAGATGTATAGTAACAATAAAAAATCTTCTAACTTTCCCGACCCTTTAGCTTCTTCCGAGGAAAAGCAAGGAAAGGAATATGGGCTAAAGTACGCTAAGTCCATATACCAGCAGTGGGGAAAGATGGATCAGCAAAATTCTATTTACGGTAATAGAAAAAAGACATTCGAAAAAAACCGTAGATACGCAAATGGCACACAAGACACAACAATCTATAGGTCGCTTCTTACTTCTTTGGATCCTAATAACGGGGATGGAAGTATGCTTAATCTGGATTTCACACCAGTTCCTATCCTTCCTAAATTCGTTAGGATCGTAGTAAATAAGATCCTTTCTTTAAATCCATATCCAAATCTAGAGGCGGTTGACCCGCTTTCTTCTTCAGAAAAAGATACTGATCGAAGAAAGATAGAGATGTTGATTGCAGCTAAAAACCAGCTGAAAAAGATAGAGGATAAGACTGGCGTAATCATTGGAATGGACTCAAACACTATTCCTGACACGCTGGAGGAAGTTGAGATATTTATCGGGAACAATATCAAGTCTTCTTCTGAGATTGCAGCTCAGATCGCTACCAACCTTACGCTTGAGTGG